TGATACTGCAGAACCGGAAGCTCAGGAGTAACTCCGTAGCCTGAGGCATGGACCATCAACAGATCCAACGGATGGCGCTGCTGGCGCCGAACTCGTGGAACGAGGAAACTCGGACCGCGACGATCGTGATCAGCACGGACGCCGACGTTGGCGATGGGTTCCAGCTGCTCCACACCAACGAAGCGATCCGGTGGCCCAAGCGGCCGCTGCCGACGGACTACGACCACAAGCGCAGCTCAGACACGATCTGGGGCGCGGTCACCAACCTGTCTCTGCAGCGGAACGACGAAGGCATTACCGAGCTGATCGGTGAGGTGGTAGTGGACGGCCCCGCCGCTGCGATGGACATCGCTCTGCCGCGGCTGCGGACCGGCTCGGCTCGGTTCTCTGTGGATGCCCGGATCTACCGGCACCGCGAAGACCGCGCCAGCAACCTGCTGATCGCCACCGACTGGGAGCCGAATCTGGTTTCTCTGGTGCCGATCGGGCAGGACACGCATGCCGTGATGCGCGGCGACCAACAGCACACGATCAATTCCGCTGATCACCCCATGACCGAAGACCTCATCCAGGCCGGGGGTGACCCGGCGCCTATCGACGCTCAGCGCAGCGCCGATCCCTCCCCCCAACCCGCCCCCGTGGCCGCCGCAGATACCGAACTGCAGCGCACCGCCTCCGAACTCCGCCGCGAGCGCGATCTGCTCCGCCTCGGCCAGGACGCCGGCCTGACCGCCGAGCAGACTGACGAACTGATTCGCTCCGGCAAGACCGTTACCGAGTGCAGCCGCGAGGCCGTGCGCATGATGCGCATCCGGCTGGAGGGCGGCGACACCCGCTCCACTGACGGACCTACCCCCCTGGGCCACCCCGCCCAGATCGCCGTTACCCGCGACGCTGGTGACACCCTGCTGCGCGGCATCAGCCTGGGCCTGGAGGCCCGCGTACGCCCCGGCGCCCTCAAGGGTGAGGATGCCGAGCTGGGCCGGGAGTATCGCTCCTACACCCTTCTGGAGCTGGCCCGCCAGTATCTGGAGTCCCGCGGTACCAATACCCGCGGCATGAGCAAGAGCGAACTGGTGCAGCGTGGTTTCCACAGCACCAGCGATTTCCCGCTGCTGTTCTCCAACCTGGCCGGCAAGACCTTGGACGCCGCCTATGCCGAGGAGCCCCACACCTGGCGGCCGATCGCACGGCAGCGGAACCTGCCCGACTTCAAGAACGCCAACGACCTGATCGTGGCCGGTGCACTCACTCCTGAGGCACTTCTTGAAGGTGGCGAGTACAAGGCCGGCACCCTGGTTGAAGGTCAGCACACCTGGAAGCTGGCCACCTACGCCCGCAAGGTGACGGTGACCCGCCAGGCGATCATCAACGATGACCTGAGCGCCCTGGAGCGGGTTCCTGAGATGCTCGGCCGCGGTTTCCGCCGGCTGGAGAGCAACATCATCTGGGGCCTGATCACCGGCAACGCTGTCACCAGCGTGGACAATGTGGCGCTGTTCAATGCAGCCCACAACAACATGGGCGGCGCTGGCGGCCTGACCATCTCCACCACGGGGATGAACACCGCCAAGAAGGCGATGCGCAAGCAGACCGACCTGGCCGGTAACACCATCAATCTCACGCCTTCGTATCTGATGGTGCCCACGGACTTGGAGGCCACCGCCATCCAGTTCCTGTTCCCGACCGGTTACGCCCCGGCCGCTCGCACCGGCGACAACGGCCCGGCGGTGAACGCCCAGATGAACGGCATCGAACTGATCGTTGAGCCTCGCCTCGACGGTGCCGCCGATGTGTGGTATCTGGCCGCCAGCCCCGGTTCTGTCGAGGGCATTGTGTTCGGTTACCTGGCCGGCGAAGAAGGGCCGACTGTGACGACGAACGAGAAGCGCGACCCCGATGGTGTGGAACTGCTGGCCCGATTTGACTTCGGCGCTGCGGTGAAGGACTTCCGCGGGTTCTACCGCTCCAAGAACGTCTGATCCCAACCCTGACCCCTTCGCATTGATCCCATGAAGAACTACGTCCAAGACGGCAAGTACATCGAGTTCACCGCCGGCGCCACCATCACCAGCGGCCAGCTGGTGCAGGTGGGTGATCTCCACGGCGTGGCCGTGACCGACGTGGCCAATGGCGCCACCGGCATCCTGGCCCTGGAGGGTGTGTTCACCCTGCCCAAGCTCACCGCCGCGTCTGGCGATGCCACCACCGCCGGCGGCCCGGTGTATTTCAGCTCCGGCAGCGTGTCCGGTACTGACAGCTCCGGCACCCGCAAGAAGGTGGGCTATGCGCTGGCTGTCGCTGCTCAGGCGGCGACGACAGTGCGGGTGTTGCTTGACAACTGATCACAACGGCCCCGGTACGCCGGGGCTTCAATCTTTCCATTGAGGACACCATGGGCGCGGCAGTTGGATTCATCGGCAGGGACGGCCAGGGCCGGACTGTTGGAGCGGTCGATCCGCTGCCCACCGAACCCCTGGGCATCCCCGGCGTAGCCCGTCAGCTGGCGGCTGGGGCCTCCAGCGCGAACACGGCGCTGACCAGCACCTGCCGGCGGATCTCGATTCGCGCCGTGGGCGCTGACATTCGCTACGCCATCGGCAGCAGCAGCCAGACGGCCAGCGCCACGTCGCACCTGATCGGCATCGGCGAGCGGCTGGATGTGGCGGTGCCTGCCACGCCAAACATCGCGGTGATCAGGGGCGGGACGACGAACGGCACGCTGGAGCTGACGGAGCTGCTCTGATGAGGCTCCACGCGACACGGCGAGCGGCGATTGCGCAGGGTCGCGGGCTGGGCAATCCGCTGTGGGACCTGGCTGGTGTGCCGGCGTCACTGGACCAGCGCTTCGCTGAGTCGAAGTCGCTGGTTGATGCGGTCAGCGGCCAGAACCTGATCACGTTCACCAGGGCGAGCACTGGGACGTTTGTTGATTCTGATGGGGTGATCCGCAGCGCCGGGAATGACGTGGCGAGTTTCGAGCATCACCCAACGACGGGCGAGTGCCTGGGGTTGCTGCCCGAGGAGCAGAGGCAGAATTTGTTGGTAAGGAGTGAGGAGTTTGATAATGCGAGCTGGGTAAAAATCAACGCCTCAGCAAGTGCTAATGCCACCACGGCCCCAGATGGCCTGACTACTGCTGACAAAATTGTTGAGAACACTGCCGCCAATGTCGTTCATATTGCAGCCAATGAGACTGCTTCAGTTGTAAGTGGAACGGCATACACTCTCTCAGTCTTCCTGAAAGCAGCGGAGCGCTCATGGGTATTTGTGTTGGGCTCTGGCACCCCATTTGGTACAAATGGTTTTTACGTCAACCTTGCCACTGGAGCACTGGGGTCAGTAACTGGTACACCTAGTAACGTCACAGTACAGGCACGAGCTAATGGCTGGTATAGGGTTTCAATGACTCTTACAGCAGGTTCAAGCGGTTCTGCTGGTTTGCAGGTAAGACCTGCCACCGGAGATGGTGGCCAGTCTTATACCGGAGACGGCGCCTCCGGCCTCTTCCTCTGGGGCGCCCAACTAGAAGCCGGCTCCTTCCCCACGTCGTACATCCCCACCACCGGCACCGCCGCGACGCGCACGGCCAGCCTCGCGGACGTTATAAACCAAGCCATTGCCAATAATATCCGCACGCTGTTCCTGGAGTTCCGCAGTCCTGCCAGCGGTACCAGAGGCGTTGTCAGCTTGAACGACAACACCGCAAACGAACGCGCAGCGGTGATCACCAGCGGCACCGACCCGCGACTGGTGGTGCATGACGGTGGTGTAGAGCAGGCCAACATCAACGGCGGCACAGTGACGGCCAATCAGCGCACACGCATCGCAGTGCGAATCAACGCCAATGATTTTGCCATCAGCATCAATGGCGGCACGGTGGTGACTGACACCAGCGGCACACTGCCCACCGTTGATCGTTTGATGCTGGGCCGCACGCAGGCCGGTGAGTATCTCAATGCCCCGCTGGCCCGAGTGACCGGCTGGACCCAGTTGTTGCCGGATTCAACACTGCAGGAGCTGGCCCGATGAGCTTCTACTGTTTCCGCTTCCCCACCCGCCAACAGTTCCGCACCCTAGCTGCAGCGCAGGGCCTGATTGATGCTGACGGCAACCTGATCACCAGCAGTCACACCCATGCCCTCGATGAGGTTGGCACCATCCACGAAGGCGGCACCTACACCACCGAAGGTGAAGTGATCACCCCGCCCACCGCGCTCTCCGGCTGGCACGTCAACACCATCGGCCTAGCCCCTGAGGCATGGGACCAGTATCTGGTGGTGGTGAACTCCCCCGCCCGAATCTTCCTCGGCGGTGCCGCCCAGGCTCCTGATTCCGCAACCCTGGAGGCCATGAATCAATGACCAATCCATATCTCCGCGCAGCCCAAAAATTCCCCGCCCTCCGCCAGCAGGCCGCCGAGCGCCTCGGCAAGCGCCCCGGCCACGCAGGTCGCCCGATCATCCCCGAGGTGGTCGAGGATCGCCCCGGCAAGCCAGCAGCGCTTGGCAGGAAGCCCGAGCCCGCGCAGGATGCCGTGATAGTGCGCCGAGCCAAGGACCGCAAAGGCCGGTTCATAGCGGACGATCCCCGCACTCCTGAGGATGAGGCATGGGAAGAGCTGTCTTGACCTCGCTGATGATCGTCACCGCGCCGATAGTGGTGTCGGGATTTGCTGCGGCGCTGCAAGCTCCAGTCTGGGTTGCAGCGATTGCACTACTACCGGCCTATGCCGTGCTGGCTGAGTTCATCCAGCCGTAAAAACGCCGGTAAACTATAGACAACACCGCCGATCACGCCATGGCTGTTGAAACCCGCGCAGCATGGATGATCGGCACCTATCGCAACGTCGTCCTCGCGCCGAGTCCACCAAATGGCCCGACTGCGCAGAAGTTCGGCTGGGCTGATGTTCTAGCCCGGCTCGCGCTGAACCCTGCTGATCCCGCGCCGATTGCCCGATTCATGGCGCTGCTGACCAGCACGCAGTATCGGTTCAATGAGTCGTTCATGCCTGCTGGCGCGGGCTGGATCCTCTGCAAGCACTGGGACCGCTTCACGCCGGAGCAACGGGCCACGCTGGTGGCCAAGCTGAAAACAATCAGCGGCCTGCTCAGTCATGGCACTGAAAACCATTTCCTGATCAAGTACGTCGGCGCCTCGCTATTCGCCCAGCTCTGGCCCAGCGAAACGGGTTGGTATGACGCGATTACCAAACGGCGCATGTCAAGCGCTGAGTTTGGCGCTGTCGTGAAACAACGCCTGCTGGTGACGCTGAGCAGCTATTTCGACAAGGCATACAACGAACACCTCTCCCCGAACTACCTGCCGGTCCATCTCTACCCGCTGCACGCGCTCTACAACTGCTCCACCGATCCCGAGCTCAAGGCTGCCGCTGATGCCGTGCTCACCTATCACGCCGCAGACATGGCGGCTAACTTCTTTCACGGCAACACCATCGCGCCATTCAACCGGCCTGGCCCCTACCGGAACATCGACCCGCAGCGCAACACGATCCTCAACACCCACCTCAAGGCGCTGTACTGGCTGTATTGGGCTGAGCTGATGCCCGTGAGCGACACCCCGCCGATGCGGTTCCCGTCGCTGAACTCGTTTGAGGAGGCCCGCCACTTCGCCGTGTGCGCTGCCATCTCCGCCTGGCGCCCGCCTGCGGTGCTGACTGATCTGGCCGCTGGTGCTGGCGTGCCGTTCACCCTGCGCGGGTCTGCCGCAGGGTTCGGAGAGTTCGCCCGTGGTGATGCTGCCTACACCGAGCGCACCGTTTACCGCCATCAGGAGTACGCCATCGGCTCAGGGAACTACACCACCAACATCAACAGCCCAGTGCCAGCCCGTGGCCGTGGCCTGAGCGAACGCATCGGCCATCAGATTCTGCTCAAGACCAGCAAACCGCTGGCCGAGATCACCTGCACTCACCCCTATTGGCGCACTGCCCCTAGCCAGTACGCCTGGCTCAGCCGCAGCTCACCGTTTCAGCAGAACGCCCAGCACGAATCCACGCTGATCTCGCTGTTCAATATCCCGCCAGCCGATCCGTTCAAGGGCCGCGCAGACAGCACGTGGGAGACCTACCGGGGCCCGATAATCCAGCAGGCCTGGATTCGCTGGCCCAAGGGCCTCGACGAATACGCCACGGCAAGCGGCTGGCACTTCCTGCGCGAGGGCTCCACCTACGTCGCCATCCGCGCCTGGGGCCCGTCGGAGCTGATCTCCGGCGAGTTCCCCGACATGCTCGTGCTCCGCAGCAGCGGCGCTCAGAACGTCGTGGTGATGGACGTGGCCTCGACGGCTGAGTTCGCCTCCTTCGCTGCGTTCCGCGCTGCTGTGCTGGCTGCTCCGCTGTCGGTGAATCTGGCAGGGCCGTCCGTCACCTACAGGAACGTTCGCGGCCGAACCATCACCGCCACCTGGGGGCCATTCAACCCGGCCAGCCAGATCATCGAATCGTTCCCGCGTCTGGCGGTGAACGGCCAGGCCCAGTCCGGCCGTTCCGCTGCTGTCATCCAGTCGGGCCCCATCAGCCTTGCCGGCCGCGTGCTCAAGGTGAAGACTCCCGCTGGCAGCCTGTCGGTGGACTGGCGCGGCAGCCTGCCGGTGTTCTCCTGATGTTTTCCATCCTGTTCATTGTCGCCTGTTGGATCCTCATCCCATGGCTGGCGACATCCACCACGATCCCCCTGCCGCTGCTCCTGCTGCTGATCCTGCCGGTGCTGGTGCTGTTGGTTGACCGGATCCAGCCATAGCCTGTTCCCATGACTTCCTGGACCCGCCTACATACCCGGATGTGGGAGGCAACCTCCCGCCGACTCGGCCGCGTGCCTGTGGTGGCCGGCGCCGTAAGCACAACCGGAATCTTTGATGAGAAGTCCGAGCTCGTGCTCGATGAGCAGGTGGTGAGCGTGGAGAACGCTCTGACCGTCCGCACCAGCGAGCTAGGCCACCTGCGCTACGGAGCCAGTATCACCGTCAATGGCGTGGCTTACCGGGTACGCCACGAGCCGATGCGGATGGCCGATGGCCTGCTCTGCGTGATCTCACTGGAGAAAGCATGACCACCAAACGGGAGCAGATCTTGGCCGCTGTCGCCACCGCCCTGGCATCAACCAGCGGCGCCACGGGCAGGGTGTACCGCTCCAGGCAGGAACCCCTCAGCCGCAACGAATCGCCAGCGGTGGTGATCCAGCCAGGCCCGGAGCCGAAGTCTCCCGAGCCGGTCAGCACCTGCAAGATCGACCACACCCTCACCCTGGTGGTGGCCGTCTACGCCCGGGGCGCAATCCCCGACCAGGTGGCCGATCCGGTGGTGAAGTCCGTTCACAGCCTGCTGATGGCAGACCGCACCCTGGGCGGGCGGGTGATGGACATCTGGCCCCTGGCTCGCGATCCGCAATTCTCTGAGGCCGACTTGGCCGCTGTGTGGGAAGTACTCACCTACCAGGTCCGCTACCGCACCAGCGTCACCGACCTGGGCACTTAGGCGAGCTCCATAGGCTGAGGATGCGGAATCTCAGCCCTGGGTATGCCCCGAACCAAACCTGAGCCAGATCCCCGGCCCACCGATGGCGGCAGCTACCTGCTGTGCCCGGATACCGGCAAGTGGATCGACCAGGAAGCGCCGGCACCCGTGGCACCCGCTCCCATTGCCCCCATCGACGCCCTGAGCGATGACCCTGCTGACTCGTAAGCGGCTGCTCATGGCGGCCGTTGAATCCACCTATGGCACTGCCGCCACCTTCGCCGGCACCGATGCCCTGCTGGTGAGCAACCTCGATATCACCCCGCTGGACGTGTCCCTGCTCGACCGCGAGCTGGTGCTGCCGTTCTTCGGCAACCGCGAGAGGGTGGTCAGCCAGCGGATGGGCTCGGTGACCTTCGACGTTGAGATCGCCGGATCCGGCACTGCCGGTACCGCACCCCGCTGGGGCCGCTGCCTGAGGGCCTGCGGGTTTGGCGAGACGGTGGTAGGAGCCAGCCCCGGCCCGGCCAGTGTCACCTACGCTCCGGCCAGCAGCAGCATCGTCGGACTGTCGCTCGACTTCAACGCCGACGGCAACCGCCACCTGCTCACCGGCTGCCGCGGCACCGCCACCCTGAACCTGGCGGTGGGCGAGATCCCTCGAATCAGCTTTGAGTTCATGGGGATCTACAACGCCGTGACCGCTGCAGCAGCGACGGCGCCCACCTTCGCCAACCAGGCCGCTCCGGTGGTGGTGAACTCCACCAACACCACCGGAGTGACGGCGTTCAGCTTCAGCGCCTGCATGGAGAGTTTCTCCCTGGCGCTGAACAACGAGACCCCATTCCGGCAGCTGGCCGGCTGCAGCCAGAGCATCCCGATCGTCGATCGGGCCCCCAGCGGTGAGCTGGTGATCGAGTCCCCGATTGTTGGCAGCAGCTCCGGCCAAAAGGATTTCTTCGCCGCAGTGTCGGCGCAGACCCTTGGCGCGATCGGCTGGCAGCACGGCCAGACCGCTGGGAACATTGTCACCTTCAACGCCCCCACCTGCAATCTGGACGGCCCCAGCTATGCCGATTCCGATGGCGTGATGATGCTCAACCTGCCATTCATGCCGGTGCCCACCAGCGCAGGCAACGACGAGTTCACCCTGGTGCTCACCTGATCCAGGGCACTGTTCACCACTCACAGCTAACCCATGGCATTCGTTCTCAAGCAGTCGGCCAGCTACACCTGGCCGGTGCCCCTGCTCATCCCGGTCGATGGCGGCCGGCGGGAGAAACATTCCTTCGATGCTGAGTTCAAGCGGCTGCCGCAGAGCCGGATCAACGAGATCATCAAGCTGGCTCGGGCCCTTGAGCTCGGCCGCGCCGATGAGGAATCACTGGACGACAAGACCGCCGCGAAGGAGATCCTGATCGGCTGGGCCGGCATCACCGACGACAGCGGCAAGGATGTGCCATTCAGTGAGGCTGCACTGGATCAGCTGCTGGAGATCCCCACCATCGCAGGCCAGATCATCCGCGCCTGGTTCAACTCCATGGAGGTGGCCAAGAAGGGAAACTGACGGGCGCTGTCGATCACTGGTGGCACGGTGATGGCGGCGCCAATGATGACCTGCTGGCAGACCTGAAGGCCTACGGAGCTGATGCCAGTTGCCTGCCGGAGAGTGTCCTACAGCCCAAGACATTTGAGGTGTGGCCTGAGCATGAAGACGCTGTGATGCTGTTCCTGCAGTGCCAGACCCAGTGGCGTGTTGGCGGCTCCGGCGTGGTGGGCCTCGACTATGGCGTCGTTCTACAGATGATGGATCTTTACGCTGTGGGTAACCGGCGCCAGGCTCTGGAGGATCTGCAGATCATGGAGAGCCGCGCCAAGGAACTGATCAACAAGGCGGCTGAGCCGAAGCAGCCGAAGAAGGGAGGGAAGCGGTAATGGCGATGAACATGGAAGCGGTCCTGAGGATCGCGGCGAAGACGGTAGGACTGGAAGAGATCACCAAGCTGGAGAAGGCGATCGGTGGGGCGGAGAAGGCGGCCAGCAGCGCCAAAACATCCTTCGCCGCAGTTGTGAACTCAGCCACCTGGCAGGCCGCCGCAGCTGGCGCCGCAGGCATCGGCGTTGCGCTGGGCACCAGCGTTCGGGCTGCGATTGATTTTGAGAGCGCCATGGCCGACGTGCGCAAGGTGGTGCCCGGCCTGGAGTCAGCCGAGGGCCTGAAGGAAATGAAGCAGGAGATCATCGGCCTGAGCAAAGAGCTGCCGGTGAGCGCCGAGGGGTTGGCCGCGATCATGGCCGCAGCCGGTCAGTCAGGCATCCCCCGTGAGGAGCTGGCGGAGTTCACCAGGCAGGCGGCACAGATGGGAGTGGCCTTTGACATCACGGCAGATGAGGCCGGCACGGCAATGGCCAAACTGCGCACCAGCCTGGGGCTGAGCCAGCCGGAGGTGGTGGACCTGGCCGACGCCATGAACTTCCTCAGCAACAACATGGCCAGCTCGGCCGCTGAGGTGAGCAACTTCATGCTGCGGGCTGGCGCGGTGGGCAAGCAAGTGGCGATGACCACCGAGCAGACCGCCGCACTGGGCTCCGCAATGATCGCGGCCGGTGCTGAACCTGAAGTGGCAGCCACCAGCTTCCGCAACCTAATCAAGGCGCTCACCAAGGGCGAATCCGCCACGGCGAAACAGGCGGCAGCGTTCAAGACGCTGGGCCTGGATGTGAACCAAGTGGCCAAAGACATGCAGACCGATGCAGTCGGAACGATCCGCGATGTGTTCCAGCGCATTTCGCAGATGCCCGCTGAAATGCGGGTGTCCACAATCAGCGAGGTGTTCGGTGATGAGGCGCGAGCGATAACACCCCTGATCACCAACATGCAGCTGTTTGATCAGGCAATCGGACTGGTTGGCGACAAGAGCCAATACGCCGGATCGATGCTGGCCGAGTTTGAGGCAAGGGCTGGCACATCGGCCAACAATTTCCAGCTGCTGCAGAACAACATCAAGGCGCTCCAGATCGCCATTGGCGAGGGCCTTCTGCCTGCTCTGAATCTGATGCTCGGCACCTTGGCGCCAGTGCTGTCCGTCGTGGCGGATCTCGCCGGGCGGTTCCCGCTGCTAACTGCCGTAGTGGTGACCCTGACTGCGGCGCTGGCCGGGCTGGTGATCTTGGCGCCAGCGATCGTGTCGCTCATCACTCTGCTGGGCAGCCTCAAGGCAATGCTCGCGATCTCATCCCTAGCGGTGGGCTGGGCCGGCCTGCAGACCGTGGTGATCGTTGCGGTAGCCGCAATGAAAGGCGCCCTGCTGGGATTCATCGGCTGGGTCGGCAGCGTGTTCATTCCTGGCTTGCTGGCCTTCTTGGGCCCTGTTGGCTGGACCGTGCTGGCCATCGCCGCCGTGGTGGCCATGGCAATCGCGTTCCGCAAACCGATCATGGAGTTCCTCGGCTGGCTCGCCGGCAAGCTGGCGGAGGGCGCCAAGACCATCGGCGCATGGGCACTGCAGATCCCACAGTTCATGGTCAGCGCTTGGACCGCAGCGCGGGACGCCATCCGTTCGTTCTTCGCATGGTTCGCAGGTGCCTTGGTTGACGGCATCAAGGTGCTCTGGGATCTGGGCGAGCCGATCCGTGAGTTCTGGGTCGGTGCATGGGATGCAGTGAAAGAGGTGGTAACCGGATTCTTCGCCTGGCTGGGGCCCGCCATTGGCCAGGGTCTACAGGCGCTGTGGCAGTGGGGTGAGCCCATCCGTGAATTCTGGGCTGGCGTCTGGGATGGATTGAGGGGTGCGGTGACTGCCTACTTCGGCTTCGTGCGCACCGCCTTTGATGTAGGCCTCAAGGTCGCCTGGGCTGTGGTTGACACCTTGCTGATCCGGCCATGGATGGCGCTGTGGGAAATCCTAATTCGGCGGCCGGCGTCGGCAGCGGTTGACTGGCTGCGCTCCAACGTGTTCCAGCCGCTGACCCAGTCGTTCGGCGAGCTGGTGGTGAAACCGATTCAAGCCGGGTGGGCCACCTTGGTGCAGGCGCTGCCCCGTCTGCTCAGCGCTGCTGCGGGCCTGCTGCGCACCAGCTGGGACGCGATCACGGACAGTTTCAGTACCTACGTCGTGGCACCGATTCAGCGGGCGTGGACCGCCCTGGCCCAGGGGTTGGATGCGGCCATCCGGTCGGTGGTGCAGCTGATCAACTCGGCGTGGAACTCGCTGGCCCAGGCGTTCAATACCTACCTGGTTGGGCCCGTGAGCAACGCATGGGTGGCGCTGATGAACTCGATCGGCGATCTGATGGTTGGCGCAAGCAACGCGATCGTTGGCGCATGGAACAGCCTGGGGCAGGGGTTCAGGCAGTACGTCGCTGAACCGATCGCCAGCGCATGGCAAACCGTGATCGAGTTCATGCCCCGCGCCATGCGCAGCGTGGCCGATTTCGTGCAGGGGATCTGGACTGGAATGATCGAGAGCATCCAGAGCGCGGTGCGCGGGATGCTGCAGTACGTCGCCAGCCGGATCAACACCGTGGCGGGGCTGATCAACCGGTTAATCAAGGCGTTCAATGCACTGCCCGGCTCTGACATTCCGCTGATCCCCACCATCACTGTTCCCGCCTTCGCCGAAGGCGGCATCGTCAGCCGCCCCACACTGGCCATGGTGGGCGAGGGCGGGGAGCGCGAGTACATCATTCCCGAATCCAAGATGCAGGCCGCCAGCTCCCGGTTCCTGGCGGGGCAGCGCGGCGCGGACGTGATCCCCTCCACCGCCGCCAGCGACGCGGGCTCCACCACAACCCGGCGAGCTCAGATCAACATCACCACCGGCCCGGTGCTGCAGCAGGCGGACGGCTCCCGCTGGGTCTCGGTGGATGACTTTGAACGCGGCCTGCAGCGGGTGGCTGAGCGGGTGTTTGACGACCTGCGCAGACCTGAGGCCAGGCTGGCGCTGGGGGGACTATGAGGGCACAGGCGCAGCTGCTGCGGTTCTCTGATCTGGGGAACGTCGTCCGTGCGCGGTGGCAGATGTACTGGTCTGGGACGGTTTCGTTTGAGACCTTCCAATGGGATCACGTCCAGTTCGATGTACCGGGAATCAGCGACGGCGACCCGGGCGCTGAGCGCAACATCGCGATCGTCATGCCGGCCACGTCCACCGTCTCCGATGCCGTGGACCAGGCCCTCGCCGCCGGCTGGCTGGCCCAGCTGCGGATGTACGAGTTTGACTCGGTGGCCGGGGCAAGCGGCCCACCTGTGGGAATGACGCTGATCGCTCAGTTCGATGGCCAAGCGGTCAGCGCACGGTCTACGGGCACCTCGATCACGCTGAGCCTGGGGACTGCCCTGGCGCCGGTTGGCGCAACCGTACCGCCCCGGATACTGACAACGAGACTGATGGGAGTGGGGGCCAGGTTATGAGCGGGGGTGTGTTCTTCGATGATGCCGTATGGGAAGTCAACCGGCGCACCCAGGCCAGGCTGGCCGCCCGCCGGAAATACAGCGCTGGGGCCGACAGCAGCAGCCCGCTGAATGTTCCCCAGCAGGCGCACGCCATCGGCGATCCGGTGCCCATCGTGTTCGCCCGCAGGCGATCGGGCGCAGGTGGAATCCTGATCAGCCCACGGGCCACTGAATGCCGGTTTGAGAACGACGTCAACAACGCGGTAACGGCGTATTACCACCTGGTTCTGAGTGAAGGGCGGATCGGCGACATCCAGGTGCGGGATGTATTCCAACGCCAGTGCCGGGTTGGCAGCTTCCAGCAGACCTACGATCGCCGCGCCGGCAGCTGGATTCCCGAAAACGCGATCGTTCCTCAAACGGGATTCAACAAACCCGAGGCGTCCAACTTCTGCGGGTCAGTCGGCACCTATGACGGCATGACCACGATGTCGTTTGAGGTGACGATTCCCAATGGGTTTGACGTTTGGAATCGCCAGGTTCACGCCTTCATTCGTGATGGCATCGAGGTGTACAGATGGGCCGACGCGCAGTCGAATGTGTCGAGCGACAGCTTCGCTGACCTGGCTTACTGGATGATGGTCAACAGCGCCAGGATTCCGGCGGCACTGATTGACACTGCCTCGATTCAGACGGCAAGTCGATTTCTCAACGCCAACAACATCACTACCAATTGCTGGATTACCAAGCCCGTCAATTATGACGAGCTGGTAACAGCATGGGGACGGTATCACCTGCTAAGGCCCGTTACCAGCAAAGGCAAGGTAGGGCTTAAGCCACTGCTGCCGATTAACGAGGACTACACAATCAAGACAACAGCGCTGGCGATTGATTACGTCTTCGACTACGACACGATCATTCCCGGCTCTGTAGATATTCAGTACGTGGACTGGACAAGTCGCCAGCCCTTTGTATGCCAGGTGATCTGGCGGCAGCAGAACGAGTCCGACATTGGGGTGGTGCGAACCTCTGAGGTTCGCTACGACGGCACGGCGGCGAATGGCCCCTACGAGTCGCACGACCTTTCCGAGTTCTGCACCAGGGAAGAGCACGCCGTCAGGATCGGCGCCTACATCCTGGCCCAGCGGGTCAGGAGCAGCCATTCGATCCGGTTCAGGGCGCGGCCTGGCCTGCACACCTCAACGCTGGAGCAGGGCAGCATCATCCGGGTTCGGCTGCTGCACGCCACGGAAGACGGCGGCAGCACGCTGCACGACCGGATCTATGAAGTCGAGCGGATACAGCGGACGCTGGCTGGGGAGGTGGTGTATGAGGCCAACCATCTGCCGATGGACAACCAGCTGCGCAGCCTGATCGCGCTGGACGTGATGAGCGCCACGGTGTCCGGCGTGCTGTTCCCCTCAGGCCTGACAGGTGAAGGCTGCGACCTGAACTCCGCCAGCGACACCACCGTTCCCGAGGATGGCGAGGATGACACGATCACCCCCGGCCCCGAGGATCCGGCGATCGAGGGCGGCGGTGATGTTGAGATCGACCAGGAGGATTATCCGATTGATGAGCCAGCAGACGACAACCTGATTGACGATGCGGAGCTGGATGAGTTCATTGATGATCTCACCGATGACGAGCTTATTGAGATCATCGACGACCTAGAGGATGACGTAGCAGATGAACTTAGGGAGCTCACCGATGAAGAATTAGCTGATCTCGTTCGCGAGCTGGACGATGAGGATCTGGCCGACCTGATCCGAGACCTGACCGATGAGGAGCTGGAGGAGCTGTTTGAGGAGCTGACCCCTGAGGAAGTCCGAGATCTCACCGATGAAGAGCTGGCGGATGAGGCCCGAGATCTCACCGATGAAGAGCTGGCGGATATTGTCCGTGACCTAGAGGATGAGGAGCTGATCAAGTTGCTTGATGACCCGGTGAAGGAGGTGATCAAGGAAGACCTGGACCTGGACTTCGATCCGGAGCTGGTGGAGGAGCTGATCATCAAGGTGAAGGAAGCGAAGGAAGAACAGGAGGCCGATGACCAGGTGGACCCGCTGGCTGAGTACGAGGCCGGGATTTACTTCCACAGCGCGACGTGGGATGAGACCACGCTCACGGTTGCGATGCGCCTGGCGCCGACCGGGCGGGCGCCACGGGAAGACCTGGGCCCGCTAGATGTGACCATCGCCAGCACGTCCGTGGTGGCCCTGCTGCCCGGCGGCCAGCTGGCAAACCCGCAGCCTGAAAGCCTGCCGACCGTTTCATTTACTGGCGAGATCGCTGAGCCATGGGACGCGGAGGCCGAGGGTGTGCCCGTGCCGCCGGGCAACCGGATCTTTGAGGGGCAATTCGTGATCTCGTTTGGCGAAGGCGACTTCCCGCCAGCGGCTGAGGATCCGGCTGAGCAGCTCACCTACCGGGCGACGGTGGAGTTCACAGACTGGGAAGGTGGGTTCACGGATGTTTCGTTCTTGAATACGTTGACGGTTGATTTTGTGCCGTCGACACCGCCAGAAGAGCTGGTGATCTGGTATCCCGATGAGCCGCCGCCGGAGGTAACGATTGAAGGCGTTACGGTTTCTGAGTTGGCCGATCCTTACGAAACTGTAGTTTTCCAAGGAGTCAATGCGCTGCAGGCACCGTATGCAGAATTGCTAGAAGGGCCAAGCTGGAGATTTGACAACATCAATAGCGCTTTTGATGTGGCCTCGGGGCCGTTTACGCTTGAGTTCTGGTGGAGGGCTGGAACATCCTTGGCGACGGGTGGAGATAATTTCACTACTTTTGTTCAAGTTGATTTTAGAAACGATCCCGAGGGCCTTGCCCCCCTTGATGGCTTTGTTGTGCAACTGTCAAGCAGATACGTCATAGAAAATGTTGAGTTTGAAGATGGCACTCCAAAGATCAATTTGCAGCTTGCCAGCGAAGATGAAAGCATTTTCGAGACCCATGAAGAAATAATTAGCACATCAGATGCTACATCGCTAAACCATGTTGCCATACAAAAGCACAGCACCACAAGCTACACTCTGCACTACAAAGGAATTCTTTTAACGTCGTTTACCGCTGAAAGCCTTTTGTTTTCTAATAAAAGTATTGGCGTTCTCCTGGAATCTGAGAATGTCAACGGCGCCGCCATAAGCCAAATCCGCCTCTCCAACTCCGCCCTCTACGGTACCGGCAGCTTCACCCCGCCCTCCACAGCGTTCTACATGCCGCCATCGTGACCACATTCCCCGCCCTGATCCCCAGCTCCCGCACGTTCACCCCTGGCGAGTATCCCGCCACGGTCATCGACGCCTACAGCGGCGCACAGAACCGGGTCAGGGGCAGCAACGTGTTTGTCGCCTCGCAGCTGCGGCTGTCGTTCCTGCGGTTGAGCGAGTCGGAGATGCTCCAGATCTGGAACCACTACGCCGGCCAACAGGGGCAGTATGAATCGTTCGACCTGCCTGATGAGGTGGTGAGCGACAGCAGCCTCGCCGACTACGTGCCGAGCGAATACCGCTGGATCTACGCCGGCGAGGGCTCGGTGGATGACCTGCCCTGCGGCGGCCACGATGTTCAGCTCACACTGGAGACAGTGCCACCACCGCCGGACTGATGGCAGCATTTCCCGCAATACGACCATCGCGCCGCCGGTACGGGTTCGGCCTGTTCCCACTCACCGTTGAGGCTGGTTTCGCTGGCGCCACCACCCGATTCCGCCATGGCACCACCCGCTACGGCGTCAATCTGGAGCTGGGCTACGAACTGCTCATCGAAGCTGAGGCCCAGCAGATCCGCGATCACTACCGGGGTCAGGATGGCGGGCACCGCTCATTCATGCTGCCCAATGCAATCTGGACCGGGCACAGCAGCGCCGGCAACATCGTGCCACTGGGGACGTTCTGGGTCTACGCCGAGCAACCCAGCGAGAACCACCGCAGCGGCCTGCTGTTTGATGTTTCGGTGCGCTTGCTGCAGGTCATCTAGCCGGCCCTCCACAGACTGAGGTAGCAACCTCCCAGCTGTGGGCCCGACGCCAGATCGCCGCAAGTTTTCACGGGTCCAGGTGTTGGAGGCCACTGCCGCCAGCCTGATGGCCGCGGCGATCCTGGCCACTGCCGGCGGCATGGGTTGGTTGGTGGTGAGTCTGCCCAACCGACTGCAGCAGCTGGAAACGCAAATTACCCAGATCCTGAGCAATCAGACCCAGTTCGGGCTGAGGTTTCAGGAGCTGGAAAAACAGGTAACCGAGCTGGACCGCCGCACCATTCGCCTGGAGCTGAATCGATGAGGCAACCCACCTGGGCCGCACCAACGTTCGGCGGCGCCATCGTCGCTGGTGTCGCTGCTGCCCTGATCAGCGGATACAAGATCGCCGACTGCCTCCGGTTCCAGTCCAAGCCTGGCGAGTGCAGCGAGGTGATTGAGGGCAACGCACTGCCGCTGGTGGCCGGCATCGCCGCCATCGCGGGCCCACTGGCGGGGTTTTTCACGCTGAACCCAGATCTGGATTCGTCGCTGGCAGCCGGCCGGCGGCGCCGCTGGGATGAGGCGCCGGAACCTGAGCCGTTGCCGGTCGTGATCGATGGGCCCGAGCCGCTACCCACACCCGACCCGCCGGATGAGAACGAGGAAGACCTGCGAGCCGATGCCGCCCGTGCCATGCGGGCTGAGGGCCTGACGCAGCAGGAGATCGCCGATCGGCTCAACGTGAGCCGCTCCACCGTGAGCCGGATTCTCAAGGCATGAGCGATCTCCGCCTGGTGCTGGATCTGCTGCTGGCACGACTGGCCTGGCTGGCCGGTGAAGAGCTGGTTGTTAAGCCGTTCCTGCGGCGGAAATACAACCGGCTCGACCAATCACTGAACGACCGACCGCCTGACCTGGAATGAGCCTCGCCACAGTCCGCTCCGCTGCTGAGCACGTCGCCCGCGTGGGCACGATCACTCCGCACCAGCTGGCCGCCCTGCAGGCCCTCGATGAGTCGCTGAGCAATGAGCAGCGCCAGGAATTCACCGAGCTGTGGCGGGCCCAGGGCAGTCCGGCAGCGCCCGCGCCCGAGCCGGCATGGCTGGCAACGGCTGAGGAGATCATCAAGGAGTTTGAGGGTTGCCGGCTGCAGGCCTACCGGGACACTGGCAACGCATGGGCGATCGGCTACGGCGCGACCCGATACCCAGCGCCTGGCGGGCCCGTGCGGCAGGGCGACAGCATCACCCAAGCCAGGGCCGTTGAGCTGCTCCGGCTCGACCTGCTCAACCTGCGGGGGCCGGGGCTGATCTCCCTGCTGCCGGCGGCCGCCAGCTGGCAGCCGAACAGGGTCGCTGCGCTGCTGAGCTGGGCCTACAACATCGGCCTCGGGGCAGTGGAGGACAGCACCCTGCGGCGCCGCATCCTGTCGGGGGAGGATCCGGCCAAGGTGGTGACGGAGGAGCTGCCCCGGTGGAACAAGGCCGACGGCAAGGAACTGCCCGGCCTGACCCGTCGCCGGGCTGCAGAGGTGGCGCTGTTCGTGGGACAGGAGCTGCAGCAATCCACGGGCTACGGCAACCCGCTGCAGGTGCCCTGGTTCGCGCAGATGGACAGCGCCGATCGGAGCCAGGCGGCGCGGATGTGTTTCAGCAGCTCCTGCGCCATGCTGCTGCAGTATCTGCGGCCCGGCACCCTCAAGGGCGCCAATGGCGACGATCAATATCTCAAGCGGGTGCTGCAGTACGGGGACACGGTTGACCCGACCGCGCAGATCCGGGCGCTGTCGAGCTTTGGCGTCCGGGCGAAGTTCACCAAGGTCGCCGGGTTCGCCACGCTGGAGCAGCAGATCAACCGCGGCGTGCCCGTGCCCTGCGGATTCCTGCACAGGGGACCGGTCACGGCTCCGACCGGCGGTGGCCATTGGCTGATCGTGGTGGGCTACGACCGGGATCGCCTGATCGTGCACGACCCCTTCGGCGAAGCTGACATGGTAAACGGCACCACGTTGGGCGGTGTGGCACGGTTCGCCAGATACAGCCGGCGGAATTTTGGGCCCCGGTGGATGGTGGAGGGCGCCAATACCGGCTGGGCGATCACTGCGGAACGCTGATCCCCCGGCTGGTGCACATCATCCGTAGGATCCCCAGGGCCCTCTGTCCGCAGTAACAGCGAACCTCAGTACCCAGCCCGACCACGACCCAGCAGGTGCCCTGCCGCGCGTCGGTGGCGACTGTGATGTAGGGCACCGTTTCGGCGTCCCCAGACTGAGCCAACTGCGCTGCGACCATGCTGGGCCTGAACCTCTCACTCAGCCTGTCGAGGGAAGCGATGATGGCCCACCACCGCCAGCGTGCGGCGCAGATGAGCCGCGACGAGCTGGCCCAGTTGGCGGATGAGCTGATTCAACGGGCGCATCATCAGGAGCACCTGATCATGGAGCTGCAGAAGGCCGCGGCGAACCTCATGGTCCAGCTGGCGTTGAAGGACGCACCACCGTTGGGCGAGCCGAACGATCAACACCACCAGTGGGCGCGTGAGGTGCTCGGGCGGTGAGTGGTACAGACGTGCCACTTATCAATGAGAGTGCCTGCGCTGCAACTGATCTGACCCGCTAGTACATCCGCTCCGCCTGTTTTGCAACGGGATGTAACGGCAACTGTCACACCCCTGTGGAAACTGAACTATTCCACAGGTACGGGCGTACTGTTTCGGGCAGACCCCCTGCGCTGCAATGTATCTCAGCGGTAGTACAACTGTTTGCAGCGGCCCTGTTTTGTGCTGGGGTGATACCGAGTGGCGGCGTCAGTGTGCCGCTTTTGTGTGCCAGTCGTGTGCCACTTCGTTCTTATGTGTGCCACTTCGTCACCGGTACACGCTGGCCAGATCCATTGCGGCGCAACGGGTCTGGCTGATTTTAGTACAGCTGTACCGGCTGGGCGTGTGTGCTACGTGGTGACGATCTGGTGCACACTTGAGGAGTCCCACGCACCACCACTCATGGGCGTCATCACCGACACGCTCCGCGCCACCCTCCGGGATCTGGCCGAGAGCGATGCCCGGCTCTACCGGGGGCTGGCCACCGAGCTGGCCGACACACCGGCCAGCCGGCCGGCACTACCGGCGGACGACATTGCCGCCGCCATCGCCCTGCTGGAGGCAGCGGGCTACACGGTCACCCCTCCACGGGGGTGACCCCCACGGGGCCCTGCGGGGCCCACTGACCCCTCACACCGGCCACACGCCACGCCATGGACCACACCCCCACCACCGACACCGACGCCCTGCTGGCCGAGGTGGACGCCCTGCTGGCTGAGGTGGACGACACCGACGCACGGGTGGACGCCCTGCTGGACGGCTGGACGCCACAGCCGGTGGCTGATACCGGAGCGGCCATGCGCCGGCTCCAGCGCACTGCCCGGCATGCCGCCCGGCTGTCGGATCTGGTGGAGCGCCAGCAGCAGGCGCTGGCCGCCCAGCTCGACGCCATGGGGGACTGACCATGGCCAACACCAGCAGGGCACGCACGGCCCGGTGGCGCCGTCGTCTTGCAGGACTGCCCGACCCGGACGCACCACAACCGTGCCCTGAATGCGGCCGACTGGTGAGATCTGAGCGCACCGCGCCGTTGTGTTCACGGTGCTGGAAACGATCACCAGCCGGACGTGAGATGAACCGGCTGCGGATGGCGAAGCGCAGGTCTGCAGACTGATGCCATCAACACCCCCTACGCCTCTCAACGATGCGCAACCCTGGGGGTCACTATTCACGCCACCGCCAGCGCGAGCTGCACGCCATCACGCACCTTCCGCCGTCTGCAGCGTTTCACCACTGCAACTGGTATCCGCTGAACTGCTACCAGCACCAGCTGCACCGACTCAGACGCCAGTGATGCCTGCAGCCGCTCCAGGCGCACGTCGAGCGCACGTGTGCTCAGCCCTTCCTGCTGGGCCAGCTCAGGCCTCGGGATCTCCACCCCATCAAGGCCCCAGGCCAGCGACAGCAGCCGGCGATCCTGCGGCGCCAACCTGGCGATCAGCCCCCGCAGCTGCTCCGCCTGGCGCCAACGTTCCCGCTGCTCTTCCTCATCCTCAGGGCTGCGGTCCCATGTGGCGCAGAGGCTGCCCAGCTCCAGCCCGTCATCGGTCACCACCTGGTCAAGGCTGGCGATGCCCCGGCCGTTCTCCAGCACCTGCTCAAAAACCCTGAGCGACACGCCCAGCTCAGCGGCGATCTCCGCCTGCGTGGGGCTGCGGTTCAGCTCCCGCTCCAGCCGCTGGGTCACGGCCTCCAGCCTGCTCAGGTGCTGGCAGTGGCTGCCGGGAATCGCGATGGCCCGGCCGTGCTGATCCACCCAGCGGTTGATCGCCTGCCGGATCCACCAATACGCATAAGTGCTGAACCGGTATCCCTTGCTGGGGTCGAACCGCTCCGCCGCCGTGATCAGGCCCAGGTTCCCCGCCTGGATCAGATCCTCCCGGTCGTGGGCCTTGGCCAGCCGGTGGCAGCGGCGGGAGATGTACGCCACCACTAGCCGCAGGTTCGCCGAGACGAACCGATCACGGGCCCGCTGGCCGCGGCGTCTGATCCCTGGTGGGCACGGGTCGGGGTGGGTCTGCCACCGCTGAATTGCCGTGCCCAGCTCGATCTCTTCGGCGGGCGTGAGCAGGGGAATCCGACCGATTGAGTCGAGCCACCAGGACTGGCTAGAGCTGGCGGGCACCGGGGCGAGTGTGACGAATCTGCCTCATCATAGGTGCAGATCCGGAACCTAAGCGGTACGATTGGCGGGTCTGCACCACTCGCCTATGCCTGCCACCCTCTACGCCCTCACCGGCGACGCCCTCCGGCTGCAGCAGCAGATCGACGAGGCCGCCGCCGACCTGTTCAGTGACGATCCTGCCGTGGTGGCCGCGGCCACCGCCACGCTGGAAGGCCTGATCTCCGCCGAGTCCGACAACAAGCAGGCGATCCTCGCCAAGGCCGATGCCTGGTGCTGGGTGATCGACTCGCTCAGGGCCCGGCGTGATGCCCGCAAGGCTCGCGCTCAGGCGCTGGCAGAGCTGGCCGCTGCTGATGAGCAGCAGGCGGATGCGCTGCAGGATCGGCTGGTGGATGCCCTGCAGAAGGCCATCCCTGATGAGACCTCCTATCAGTTGCCCGAGCACAAGATCACCAGCCGGAAGTCCACGGTGGCCGTGGTGGACTGCGAGCCGGAGGATCTGCCGGAGATGTTCCAGCGGGTGAAAGTTGAGGCTGACAAGACCGCGATCAAGGACGCAATCAAAACCGCCGTGGCCGCAGCCGTGGCGGTCGCGCCGAGCGACGAAGCCGCTGCCAAGGCCGCTGCCGTCGCCACGGTCAAAACCGTGCCCGGCTGCACCCTGGTCGAGCGCCGCAGCTGGAGTATCAAATGAGCGCTATCACTACAAGAGGAACACACTAATGTTGAATCGCTTTTTTTGCTTCATCGGCGCACATGCTTGGCACTACAGGCTGAGCGAAGTTGGCTATGTGCCATTAAAAGGATGGCCAACTGGCACGACTTGCCAGCACTGCGGCAAGGCACATCCGAACCCGCTGCCACCCACAAGTGACCACCATTAACACTCTGCACCCATGCAAACCCACAACCCCACCCCCTTGGAGTGCGATGGCGCACTCTCCGACCTGATCCTTCAGGCCGCCCGCCAAGCGCTGCCGGCCCACGTCGATTCACTGGTTCAGCTGCCCGACTGCGGCGAGCGCAACCAGCCCCTCATGCCCCTACTGGTGGGGCTGATCGATGCGGCGAAGGTCACGGCCACGGCCATCGCGGACAACGCCTGGGATGCCGGCCAACCACCACCGACTGATCTGATCGTTGGCTTGCTCATTGAGCTAGAGCATTCCGCCTCAGCGTTGCGCCGATCACTGGACTCTTTCTGACCAATGGCCTACTTCATTTCCTACATCAAAGACAATGAACGACACGACCTTGAATGGATTGCCGGTAACGGCTGGACTAAGGACTCGATTCGGGAATGTTTCCAGAGCCGGTTCCCGCAGGCGCAGATTCTCTCTATCCACGAACGGCCATGCTGCTCCCTGTGATCGCCGCTTGGCTGCTGTGCTCCGTCAGAACCAGGCGCGGCGAGCTGAGGCTGCTGCCCAGGCCGCTGCCGGTCGCCGAGCCGTAGCCGCCCTGCTGCTGTGCCTGCTGGGCATGGTGGCCACTGCCGTGGTGCTCCAGCGCGAGGCCCTGATCCAGGGAGTGGAGGCGATCCAGTGACCTTCCTCCCCGACGACGACCCCTGCCAGTCCGCTGGCGAGGGCATCACCCGCACCAGCGAACCGGGTGCGCAGTTCTGGCCTGTGGAGGTGACGTTCGCCTGTAAGCGGCCGATGCGTTGCACGATCCGCGCCACGAGCAAACAGCAAGCGCATCAGTTCGCCAGTGCTCGCCACCCGGACGCCAGTTCCATCACTGTTCACAGCCGGAGATCCTGCACATGGCTCTGACCGCAACGCGCACCGCTAACCCGTGGCGGTTCAAGGCTGGTGATCGCGTCTACATCGCCGGCCACCCGCAGCAGGCCGCCATCGTCACCGCCGCCCTGGGCTGCGGGCCCGCCAGCTGGCCCCACTACTTCGTGGTCGATGCCGATGGCTACGAATGGCGGATCTGCCAAGTCCAACTGTCCAGCTCACCCATCACGTCATGAGCCACGATTGCAACCCGGTCGAGCAAACCGCTCGGCAAGATCGACTTGAGGAGCTCTACACCGCCGATGGCCGGCATGATCCGGCGCATCCGATGCACGGCACATACACCGGTCTGGCAGAGGCTGAGCGCCAGCAGCAGCGCGATGAGCTGATCAGCGCTGCATTCTCAGCCTGGTGGCAAGACAGCTACGGCCGGCCGCCGGGCACCCATGCCGTGATGACGCACACGGCGTTTGCGAAACATGTTTTGGAGACTCTGAAATGATTCTCGCCGATTGGCAGATCCGCAGCCGCTGCGAAGGTGGCATGGTGGTGGGCTGGGATCCGGCGCTGGTCAACCCGGCCAGCCTGGATGTGCGGCTGGGTGACCTGCTGTTAATCGAATCGGCGCAGTCGCCGGAGCTGGTGCCATACCCGCTGCACCGGCATAGCCAAGATGATCCGTATGAGCTGAAGCCGGGTCAGTTCTGCCTGGCCCAGACGGTGGAGGTGTTCAACCTGCCGGATGATGTGGCGGCTCAATTCATGCTGAAGTCCAGCCGCGCACGTGAAGGCCTTGAGCATCTGATGGCCGGATACTGCGATCCCGGATGGCATGGCAGCGTGCTCACACTTGAGCTCCATAACTCCCGCCAGCTCTGGCCGCAGCTGCTCTGGCCTGGCATGAAGATCGGCCAAGTTGTATTCCATCTGATGGCTGAACGGCCCCTGCGGTCCTACGCCGTCAGTGGCCGCTACAACGGCGACACCACCGTTACGGGCAGCAAGGGATGACCACCCGGAAGTTCACCGCTGAGCAGATCGCGGCGATCATTGCATCACCTGAAACGCACCGTGCTCTAGGGCAGGTGTATGGCGTCAGCCGTGAAACGATCCGCCAGATACGGATCGGCAAGATCTACCGCGACGCGTTGCCTGATGGTTACCGGCCACCACCAGGACCAAACGATCCAAGCTGCGAGCGGTGCATGCACTGGTATCACGGCGAGTGCGGGCTGGGGTTTCCAGACCCTGCGCTGGAGGGGCCAGTGTTTGCCAGTGACTGCTCCCTGTTTGGCAGGGAGGGGTGCTGATGCGGAAGTGCAGCCCAAGACTGTTGCTCACCGTGGCCGAAGCTGCCGAGGCCCTCGGCTGCAGTGAGCGGCATATCAAGCGCCTGATCCACGAAGCCGACTGCAATCGGAAATCCCGCTGGCGGTGGGGCCGCGAGCTGATCGATCTGGCGCCAGTGGGTGCTCAGCGGCGCATGGTGCGGGTGAATGTTGGGGCGGTGGTGCCTTCACACACTGGAGAACAACGATGAGCAACATTGAAGATCAGCTCAGGCGGATTGCCTGCGAAAGCACAATCAATCAAGCAGCCAAGGTCTACGCAGCGGAACTGGATAGCAGCTTGGACTACGGCGGATTCCTGATTATGGGCTGTGATGAAGTTGTCTGCACGCCAGATGAAAAGATCGCCTCGCGGCGTGAGCGGATTGAGTGGACGAAATGGCGCTGGCTTAGGTGGGCGTGCAGCCCAAGCGACATAACGTTTACCGGGTGCATTCGATTTCTTGTCGAAGAAGCCCAGAGCAGAGACCCGGAAGATTCCGTAACTGTTGAGGAAGTATTGGCGGTGCTTAAGGGGGCGAAGAGCTAGGCGCCACGCAGTCACCCACCCCTTAACGCCCTCTCTGCCGCCTCTGCCACCGCATGCGGCTGAATGTGGGCACGGTACGTATTGGCATGCTGCTGCGGCGTGTGGCCCATCAGCCTGGCAGCGGTGTAGATATCCAGCCGGCTGCCGCCTTGCTTCCATAGCCGACCGGCGTACGCATGCCTGAGCGCATAAGGCCGCCATGGCAAACCCAGCCGGCGTAGCTCCTTATGCAGCCACTTCGACACGGCATCAGGTCGTTCACCCGGCACGCCACCAGGCCGCAGCCGCCGATCGCGCAGCCTGAACCGCTCAACCCATTCGCGTGGCACCGGCACCACCGTCCTGAATCCGGTTTTAGTGCTGTCTGATATTTGGCAGTAATCCTTCTCGATCAGCCGCGAGCCTTCCACTTCGTGCGGCCTCAGCCCGTACGTGGCCATCATCCCGAAATACCAGGCCGCGGCATCTGACGCCTCGACCCAGCTGATGATCTCCGCATCGGTAGGCACTGCCACCAGCTGGGCCTGGCCATAGGTCGGCACTGGCAGCTCGGGAAACGGCACGCCTGTCAGCTTGGCGATATGCCGCAGCAGATACCAGAGCTCCTTGTACGAACACGTCGAGCGGTCGTAACGCTGCAGCGCCTGCGCTATCGATTCAGTGGTCACGGCTGCCCCTGGTGGGATCTGCCGCAGCCGGCCCATATAGTTGATCTCCCAGGTCGTCTCCGACGTGCGGCCCAATACCACCCGAGCACGATGCAACCTGGCGATGGCATCCCGCCAGGTGATCCCCTGCTCCTGATCGTTCCAGTACGCCCAGTCGAACGTCCCGGTCGCCAGCTGCTGCTCCAGGGTCTGCAGCTGCTTGGCGGCAGTGCGGCGATTCACTGGCGTGTCGTCAAGCCGCAGGGCAATCCGGCACTGCTGCAGGCCTGGGCTGCCGTCGCGGCGCGGCACCTTGGCCAGCAGGTACAGGCGGTCGCGATGGACGTTCACGCTGGCCATGGGCGAATACGACGCGCAGAATCTGGGATCAATGCACCGATGGACGGCCGGTACATATTCCGCGAAATTATGGGCCTTCGCAGTCCCCTGCAGTCCCTAACGCTGGAGCTGGCGTACTGGTCAGATCGCCTGCAGCGCAGCCACTTTGCGCTCTACGACAGGCGAGCACCGCCAGATACAGATCCTCATCAATGGCCCGGATGTCGTAGTGAGAGCCCAGTAACGGCAGGGAGTCTCGGGGAACGTACATCCCCTGTCCATACCCTGAGCCATGGATCTCCCCACCGCTGAGCTGGTGATCAGGGACGGCCAACCGGTCTGGCTGATCCAATGCGGCGGCGTGCAGGTGGAGCACAGCGACCGACACACGGCCGCGGCGGCGTTCATTGACGAGTGCCAACGCCGCGGGCTGCAGCTCCCTGGTGGTGGCGTGCAGCCTCGACGTGGCCCGTCTGAGGTGGACGAGCCGGGCGTGTGACTACCAGTCGCCCTCTCGCCACACCCTGAGGACCGTGGCACCAGGGCCGGCCAGCTCCAGCGCGGTGCGGATGGCCTGGGCCTGTGTGATGGCGTAGAGCTCTATGGAGCCAGTGGTGAGCTGGATGTGATACAGGCGTGGGATCATCGCTTGAGGTGCCATTCGCCGTTCTCGTCCTGTTCACCCAGCCGCTGCACCAGCGTCAGGTTGGTGGTGTTGTTTGGATGGCGGAACGTGAACGGCGCATTGGGGTTGCCGCCCATTCCCCAGTAGCACTTCCAGTAGCCGGGGTACGCATCTCGATTTTCATCGGTGACGTAGAGCAGCCCCATGCCGGGGTGCCGCCAGATGTCACCGGGCTGGAGGTGGTCTTTCATGACGTCTCGGTTGTATGTGATCAGGCCGCCAGCGCCAGCTCGACGAGGTGCCGCTTGGCGAGTTTCCGGCGGGTGCCGGTAATGGCCATGAGCTGACGGCAGGTGAGCTGCTCCAGCTCGGCGCGCTTGTAGGTCGGTGCTGGCGTTGGTGCGATCAGGCCGGCGTACCAGCGGCCGAGCCGTTCGCTCAGGACTGGCACGGTGTCCCATGCTTGGCGGCTGGTCCTGCCAGCCAGGAGCGTGAGCACGATCAGAACCTGTAGGCCGTGCAGCACGATTGCGCCGACCTCGGCCCAGTCGATGGTGCGATAAGCCCAGATCAGGCCTTTGGCAGCTGTACCAGTGATGCGGCCAGCAGTGCCGGCCATGGTGGTGATGGACATGAATACAACCGGCCAGTGCCGGGCGGGATAGGTGGTCAGCGGCGCGCTCGGCCTGCTGACCTCCATACCCTACCGCATAGGTTCCGGATTTGCACCTTTAGCGGCTGGCCTCCTCGCGCAGCCATAGCGAGCAGCCATGCTGACCTTTGGTATCCAGCCAAGCTGCCACCTCACGGATCGCGGCGCGGGCTTCGCTACGCCAGCCTTCGTGGGTGTTCGGAGCGTCGTAAATCGCCCTTGCCACCCGCTCCATCAGCGAATCGGTGAGGGCTGACGGTGCGACCATTTCCGTGGCGCCACGAAATTGGCTGGCCTGGGCGGCCTCCAACGCTGCGATGCGGTCGCGCAGTTCGATGATGTAAGAACCGTATCCGTCGTCGTAGCCATCGTCTCGATACTCCTCTATGTTTTCCCACTGCTCAGGCGTGGCGCGGTGTTGTTGTTGGTCAGTCATTGGGCAGGGCCTCCAGGGCACGGCGGATTGTGTCGGTGATCTCTGGAATCACCACATCCATCTTTTCAATCGTATCCAGCATTTCCAAGGCAATGCTGTTCAGTGGCTGCGGCTTAGGGCGACGGGCGGCCATAAGCTTTTCGGCAGCACTGCAAGAATAGTCTTCGGAAATAAACTTGCGACACGCCTCCAGCTCCTGGTCGGCGCCCCATTGGGCAGCGCGGGTGGCGATGTGTTGTTCGTATGCCCAGTGTTCATCGTTGTGCGGCACACCTGACAGGTTGGCATTGTGCCCCCACTGCTGCACTAGCTCCGGCGGTGGGGTGAGTTTTGGGTCAGTCATTGAGTTGCTCCAGTGCGCGGCGGATGATGTGTTGGTCATCGGCAGTAGGAAATTGATCCATGCGATCTAGTGCCTCCAGCGCCTGCTCCTTCAGGCTCGGTGGCTTGGGGCGTCTGGCGGCACGGATGTAGCGAGCAAAGTCATAAGCATCTTCACCACCGTCAATTTCAACCAGCCTTAGGCACGCCTCCAGCTCCTGGTCGGCGCCGGCTTGATATGCCTTTTCTATTGCCCCCATCTGGGGCAGCCCGTACAACTCCTTCACCAGCTCCGGCGGTGGGGTGATCGGGTGTTCAGTAGTCATGGTGTTGTCTCCGTAGTGTTAGTGGTCTGCTCCAGCTCGGTGGCGATGGCGAGGAGTTCCGTCGATGCGTTGCAGCTGCCAAGGTGAGCAGCAGCAGCGCGGAGGGCGGCGGCCAGGCACTGCTCCACCCAGTCATCATCAAAGGGGCCGCGCAACTCGTGGCGCTCGTTGAATGCTGCCACGATCGCCTGAGCCGCTGGCGACAGTTCAGCCACGGTCGGCCTCCCGATCCAGCCAGTCGATCAGGGCCTTGGCGGTGGTGAACCTGAGATCCTTGGCAGCCGCCGCCGCCTCGCGGATTGCGGCGCGGGCGATGCCTTCCGGGTCCTGGTTGGCATCAATGCCGAACTCAATCCGGGCCGCCACCCTCTCCACCAACCCAGCAGGCCTCGCCTCAGCACTGGCGGCGCGGAGTTCGGTCATGGGAGTTTTGCGCTGGGCGGCCTCTAGCGCCTCGACGCGGGCGCGGAGCTCGAGGAGGCAGGATGCTGATACGACCCCACGACTGGAGTCGTCAATCAGCTCCCACTGCTCAGGCGTGGCGCGGTGTGGTGTGGTCATGGTGTGTCTCCGTGGTGGGGTGAGCGATCAAGCAGCCAACAACCGCCGAACCGTGGTCTGGCTGCAGCCCAGCCTCTCGGCGATCACCCGATAGGTGAGCCCATCCCGCCGCCACCGCCGAGCGCGTTGCTGACGGGATTCCGTGAGCCACAGCAAGAACAGAACAGGAAACAGCAACAGGGCCAGGATGGTGCAGATGGTGGTCATGGCAATGGTGGCGAGTGGATGGCCAGCGCCGCGCTCGGGCTGCTGGTGATGGAATCATACCGCTTAGGTTCCGGTTCTGCACCCCAAACCATCCAACCAGTCCGCCACCGAACTGGACCCACCGTGCCGCTCCCGAAGGATCTGCCCCAGCTCACCGGCCATGCTGCGGGCGACGTTGGTGCACGTCTCGCAAGGCGTAAAGCACCGGGTCGGCATGGGGCAGGCGGCCAGCGATAACCGGGTGGAGGGTGTTGGCGTCGGCCGGCCCTGATCACTGGTGGCGGGCGCGGTGACGATGCGGGCCAGGGCCTGCTGGGTGGGGGTGGTGAGGGTGATCATCGTGGGGCGGGGTTGTGGATCCGGTCGTTCACGATCCGCCGCAGCAGATCGTTCATCCCCTCCCCTGGCCGCTGCAGACGGCGTAACGCCTCGACTTGAGGCAGGGGCAGGACAACGGTTAGGCGGCGGGTTTCCATCAGGCGGCCTCCAGGTCATCGAAATTGATCAGGCTGCCCTGGTCAGGGTCGCGTGTGTCCTCTACGGCGATCTCCATGTTCTTGATTGCTTGGTTGAAATACGACTCTTTCAACTCGATACCGATGCCACGGCGGCCTAGCGACACCGCCCCGTAGACCTCACTGCCCACACCCATGAATGGGGTTAGCACTGTCTCACCAGGGTTTGACCGTAGGCAGATGGCACGATCGATCACATCCAGTTGCAGCGGGTGAACGTGCTTTTCATCGTCAGGATCCTTGCCATCACGGAACGGCAGAACCCGGCCCATGTTGATGTCATCCCAGATAGATGAGGCATACCGACGCCAGATCCAGTGGCTGAAACGGTTTTCGGTTTGCTTGCCTTTCCAGCCCTTGTAGCGGTGCAGCTCTTGGGGAATGGGACACTCTCCAGCGTAATGGTCAAGCCCGGTCGGATTGGCGATGGGGATCTTGTTCTCTCCGCTGCGGCGGAAAATCAACAGATAATCAGCGGATGCAACACCAGCAAAAGCTGCATCATCCACAATCGTCTTATGTGCCAGGTTCTTCACCATCGTGCGATTGCGCACCCATAGCGGTTCTTTCCAGATGGTGTGGCGGGCCACGTAGTGCCATCCGTGCTGCTCATGCAAACGCACAATCGCGCCCGGCAAATCAAACAGCGCATCCTGTCCACTGTTGCCGGTTGGAATGTCGCAGCAGTGAACAGCGGTCAACCTGCCAGGCAGTGTCAGGCGATGCAGTTGTGAAACCACATAGCCGTAGTGAAGCAGGAACTGATCATAGTCGTTGTTGTTGCTGATGTCCCGCTCGTTTGAGCTGTAGACGTACAGGCCGGCAAACGGTGGGGAATAGATCGAAAAGTGAACGGATTCGCTCGGCAGTCCCTGCATCACTTCGATGCAGTCGCCGTGATAGATCGCGTAACGGTCAGTGATTACAGCCATGGCGGCAGGGTGATGGTGGTGGTGTTGTAGGTGGGCTTGCTGATGGCGATGGAGTGGTTCATCTCTGTCACCAGATTGGAAAACATCTGCTCAGCCTGTTGCCGTTTGCGGCTGAGGTTTTCCATGATTCGCCGCTCCCCTTCCGTCAGGATGATGTCAACCTTGACGGCATGCTTTTGGCCGAACCGCCAGCATCGGCGGACCGACTGGTAGTACTGCTCAAAGCTGTGAGATGGGAAATACGTGATGTGGTTGCAGTGCTGGAAGTTGAGGCCCCATGCGCCGATCTTGGGCTTAGTGATCAGCACCCTGGCGCGACCTTCCGCAAAGTCCACCAGCCTTGACTCCTTCACATCATCCCGATCAGATCCAGAGACCTGAATTGAGTCGGGGACTAGCTGCTGCAACAGGTTTCCCTCCTCGTTCAGGTGGCACCACACCAGAGCGGGTTTGCCCGTAGTGGCGACCATGGCCGCGACCTGTTCGCAGCGCTCCTGAACGGTGCGCTTCTTCTCTGCCCGCTGCTCCCGTAGGTCGGTGGCAGGCATGGCAAACAGCATCCCCTCCGGCACCGTGCTGGTTTCGATCAGGTGATCGATCTCATTCAGTGGCGGCAGGATGAAGCGGCCATCATCAAAGCCAAGGTCTGAGGGCTTGCGGCAGGCCCTGGCCCAGCTGGTGACCCATCTCCAGAACGGCTGCTCAGCGTGCCCCTTAAAGCGCCATTTAGGAGCCTCTCCATACATCCGCCGGCTAGTCAGGTTGTTCTGGTCGTTCTTGAAGAACCGCGCCAGCATGTCCATGTGGCCCATGTAGCCGAGGGCCTCGGAGCTGGTGCCCAACTCAATGAAGTCATTGGGCGCGGCGGTGGCGGTGGCCAGCAGCCGGTAGGGCACCTTGCGCATGAAGTCGGTGATCTCGTTACGGCGTGCCCCGTCAAACGACTTGAGGATGCTGGATTCATCGCAGACAACACCGCCGAAGTCGGCCGGGTTGAATGCTGACAGCCGTTCATAGTTCGTGATCACGATCCGCCCCGGCACGCTGCCATCGCTGGAGCGGTGGCACTCGATGCCGAACTTCTCGCCCTCGCGGATGGTCTGCGCGGCGACCGCTAGCGGTGTCAGGATCAGCACGGGCCGGTCGGTGTAGCGGGCCACGTTTTCAGCCCAGGTGAGCTGCATGGCGGTCTTACCCAGGCCGCAGTCGGCGAAGATCGCGGCGCGGCCCTTGCGCACGGCCCACTGAACGAGGGCCTGCTGGAAGTCGAACAGCTGGGGCGGCATAAACACCGGCTCAAAGCCGTGGTCAGCGCCGGTGTGGAGCTTGCGCTCTAGGAAGTCGGCGTAAATGGTGGTCACTGCTCCCCCTCCCTAACCACCCACTCCCCACACCAGTCATCAGCGGCGACGGTGGGCCACTGCCCACCGCGTGGGCCGATCTGCGGCGGGTTGCGGCGGCACTGGCCTAGGTCGTGCTGATCGGGGAAGAAGTACCGGCAGCTGGAGCAGTGCTGCTCACTCAGGGGTGGGAACATCACTCCCCCTCCCGGTTAAGCCGCTGGCAGGCAGCCCACCAGAGCGACGTGGCCAGCACGCAGGCGCCCACCACGGCCTCAACGCAGATGATCTGCAGTAGGCCGGCGAGGATGGAGAGGGTCATGAGGACACCTCCGCATCAGCCGGTGGTTTCATGCCCTTGATTCGGCCGTAGTCGCCCTGTGCGCGCTCGAGCCGGCTACGGGCGGCGTCCAGTTCCAGTTCGGCCTTGTGCAGCATCGCGGCGTGGGCGTCGGCCCAGGTTTTGTGGTAACTGCGGCAGCCGCTAACAATGGCCTCCCTTTGAGGTTTCTTTAATCGGTACATTTCGCCATTCCACAGTGGTTCGGCAACAATGAATACGGACTTCTCCGTTACCTTGCTGCATTCAACTTGCTCAATCTTTCTGCACGAATTGAGACGCCACATCGTGATCGTGCTCATGCCTCCACCTCCAGCACCTGGCGGCGCAGGGCCTCAAGCACGGTGGTCGCAGCTCCGGTGCGCAACACGTCCCGCTGCGCATCAATCAGCGCAACCACCCGGCCGCGCATGATCTCCTGACCCTGCGCCAGTGCGGCCTGCAGGGCGGGGGCTTCGTGCAGGGCCTCGGTAGCGCGGGCCACGGCGGCCTGTTCGGCGGCGAGGGC